GCATCAAGGACGTCGATTCTTACCTCACTAATCCAGCTGACCTACCAGAGCCTCAACCAGATCCAGCCGAAGAAATGCAGAAGCAAATGCTACAGCAGCAGATGGAACTGTCCGAGCGCCAGACAGTGGTTGGCGAAATGAAGCTACAGATAGACCAACAGATAGCTCAGATGAAGCACGATTTAGAAATGAGCAAATTGGAAAATCAGTTAGCAATAGCCAGCGATAACCTGGACCACAAAGAAGACCAGTTAGATCATAAGAAAGTCATTGCGAATGCCGAGCTAGTACTAGCAAGACAGGCCGATGAGATAACTGCAATAGCAAGCCCGAACTAGAGATAGCCGGGAACACCAGGCCCACTTCGGTGGGCTTTTTTATGTCCTAAGGAGACGCAAAATGAAAACTGATGAGCAATTAGCACAAGAAGGAAATGACGCTGAAACGCTTTTGAATAGCACCGCGTTCAGTGGAGTAGTAAATGGCCTACTCGAAAGTACATTCGAGAAATTCTGTATGTCAGAGAATGGCGAAGAGAGTCTGCGGGAAGATACCTACCAAGGCTATCGAGCTTTGGTGTCCCTGGTAGATACATTAAAAGGCAAGGTCGCAGTACGCGATCAAATCAATGAGAGAGCAAGCGAAAGCCGCTCAGAAGAGGAATAGGACCATGAACGACAACGTCCAAAGCGACACCACTTCGGAATACCCAGGTCTCGACTCAGTCGACGATGCTGCGGAAGCAATTCTTGGTAATTGGAATGACCCTGATGAAGATCAGGTATCTGAAGATACTCAAGAGGCAACAGGTGAAGACACCGATGATGAGACTGGTGACGAATCTGAAAATGAAGAAAGCGAAGACCAAGACCAAGATCAAGAAAGTGAGGACCCTGATGAAGACGCCGAAGACAGCGATGAGGACCAGGAAGACCAGGTAGAAGAAATTAACCTGGACGAAGATACCCTGGTAGAAATCGTAGTGGACGGCGAGACCAAGCAGGCATCCATCAAAGACTTGAAACGACTCTACGGTCAAGAGCAGTCTTTAACAAGAAAGTCTCAAGAGACATCTGCCCAGAAAAAACAGGCCGAAGAGTCTCTGCAAAAGTCACATGCGACATTACAGGCGATGATCTCTCGCGCTCAAGAACGGTACAAGCCCTACGAAGAAGTCGATATGCTTTTAGCATCAAAACAGATGTCTTCTGACGATTTTGCCGCCCTTCGAGCTGAGAGTAAAACAGCTTACGATGATCTTAAGTTTCTAACTGAAGAGTCAGATCAATTCATGGGTCACGCTAGAGAACAACAAGCACAGCAACAGCAGGAATCTGCAAAAGAATGTGTGAAGGTTCTCCAAGCCGAACTCCCGGACTGGTCCAACTCTATGTACAACGACATTCGCCAGTACGCGATATCGAGAGGACTTGAAGAAAGCGCGGTTAACCAATTTACGGATCCAAATGTCATCATGCTTATAAATAAAGCACGACTGTATGATCAAAGTAAAAAGGTTGCCACGGTCAAGAAGTCTACCGCAGCTAAGAAAATTCTAAGATCAAAGAAAGCAGCCCCGACTAAGTCTGATGTTAGACAACAAAAGGCTAAGGCGGCTCAGGACAGACTGGCTAACAGTGCGTCCGGGGGTAATGATCTTGATGATATAGCAGAGGCAATTATGTCTGGCTGGGATTAATCATTTCAATTTTTTAAAAAGGTAAATTAACATGGCTACATTACAGACCTATCAGGTCATCGGCATGGCTGAAGACGTTTCTTCCACCATTGCTAACATCTCGCCTAAACTAAATGGGCCGCTATAGAGTAATCTGTAGTTGTAACTAGGAGAATTGCTGGAAACTCGTAGTAGCGTGGTAGCTGCCGACAATCAGCAGCCGAGCCTCACAAGATGAGGAAGGTTCAACGACTATCCCGAAAGGGAGTACACCCAAGTGGGTGGAAGCACCTAGCCCCTCTTTATATAGAGGGTGAAGATATAGTCTGATCTGCATGGAAACATGTAGCAGTCCCCAGGGGACGGAGTAGGAAATAACGAGCCTACTTGAACATAAATGACTTCAACACCATTCCAGGCTGCAATCAAAACTGAGAAAGTCCACGCTCGTACATTCGAGTGGATGGAAGACTCAATTAGGGCTGCTGGCGTAAATGCATTAGTCGAGGGAGGTAGTCCGACCGACATAACTGTTGGGCAGCCTACCATGCGTTCTAACACCACGCAGATCATTGGTGAGTCGTTCAAGATCGCTGGTACTGTGGATGCGGTTAAGAACCATGGTCGAGGCAAGGAAACAGCCTACGCACTTGCAAAAACCCTTAAGGCCATCAAGCTCGATGTAGAACGAGCAATGGTCGGCGTAAGCCAGGCAGCGGTCGTGGGTTCTGCTTCAGCTGCTCGTAAAATGGCGTCAGCAGATCAGATGATCACTACAACTTTAGATGCAGGATCCAACAGTACCGATGCGCTTACAGAAAGCAAGCTGCTGCAATTACACCAGACTTGCTACGAAGCCGGTTCCGACCCATCAATCCTGATGGTCAAACCAGCTGATGCAGGAATTATCTCTGGTTTCACAACTGCTTCTTCTCGTACTCGTGACTTTGGCCAGAGCAAAACTCTGACCGCAGCCGTGGAAGTTTTGGTTACAAGTTTTGGTACTCTAAGGGTACTTATAAACCGTAACCAACTCGGCACGTTGGCGTACTTGCTAGATCCGTCTATGTGGAAGCAGTGTCAATTGCGTCCGTTCACTCGTACTTTGCTTGCCAAGACTTCAGACTCTGATAACCATTTTGTTGTCGGAGAGACGTCTTTGAAGCATAGCTCGTTTGCAAGCTGTGGCGTTATTACCGGACTTTCTTGATCCCGGTTAGCTAGACTTTGGGGGTACTGTGATAGAGGAAAGGTTTCGCTCTCCTTACTTTTTTCTATTGCAGTATTCCCATTTATTTTTTAAAAGGAGACCCCCATGTCAGACACAAATACCCCCGGTCCCATTGTCCATGATTTAGGTACTAAATTAATTCAGGACCATGACGATCACAATTTTACTTTTGCTCATACTCAACATATTTCCCAAGGTTTTCTAGATCGCCTACGCGATACCAGGGAGAACAGTTTGAACCAAGGCGAAGGCGAATACATGTCAGTAGCCTCAGTGCCAGTTGCGGTAGTAGAGCAATGGCAACGTGAAGGCTTCGACATCATGACAGAGCCTGCTCACGCAATCGTGGCAAGACTCAAGCAACAGAATCTCGACGCATTTCTCACCACCAAAAAACAGGTATAGCCATATGAACTTGGGATCGATTAGAACGCACTTTAAGGCACTGCTGAACCGCAGCGACATCACCGATGCCCTAGCTAACACTTTCATCGATCAGTCGATTGCGCGGATCCAGAGGACGCTGAGAATACCCTCGATGGAGAAGACGCACACCTACACTTTTACTTCGGCAACCACCTCGGTACTGCTGCCCAATGACTTTATAGAGGGCATCGATATGAGTTATGCAAGTCATACCCTGGACAGGTTACCAATGGGAGAACTGTTGGACCGAAAGTCCACCGGGGAATCGGGTAACCCCCACTTCTTTGCCCGGGAGGGTGGCTCATTCCTCATCACCCCGGTCCCTAGTTCGGGAAACCTAATTCTAAACTACTACGCCCAGTTCACTGCGATGACCGCAGATAGCGATGAGAATTCCCTAGCAGCTGTGGGTAGCGACCTATTGATTTACGGCGCACTAACCTACGCCAGCGATTATTACCTGGACGAACGTCAGGGATTATTTGAGTCAAAATTTGCTCAGTTCATGGTGGAGATTCAAGACCAGGCATATGACGCCGAAATCACCGGAAGTCTCCAGGCTATCCGTCCAGCATACCTATACCACTAATTCGGAGCCTTCATGTCTAAGTCATCTTTCTTCTCAAATACTGGACCGTCTAACACGCAAAACACAGCTATCGAAAGCTCAGTGTCGGATGCGGCTACCTCGGCTACCCAGGCAGCAGCCAGCGCCACTTCAGCAGCTTCAAGTGCCGCATCTGCGTCTGCAAATGTCGCTACTAATGCGGCCTCGGCAGAAGCTAGTGAGGTTTCGCGGCAGGCGGCTTTGGCCGCTAAAAATGCTGCGGAAACTGCTGAGACTAATGCAGAAACCGCTGAGCAAAATAGCGAAACCGCAGAGACCAATAGCGCATCGAGCGCGGCTGCTAGTGCAAACTCTGCGGCAGCTTCGGCTACCTCCGCAACTGCTAGTGAAGCCTCAAAAGTTACGAGCGGAAACTCAGCGACTGCCAGTGCAAACTCAGCGGCTGCCTCCGAAGCCAGCAAAGTCACATCGGCTTCCAAAGCTGCCGATGCAGAAACTGCTAGGGCCGCTGCGGTGGTAGCTAAAGATGCTGCCGCTGTCAGTGCAACTAATGCCGCCAACTCGGTTTCAGTCTCCCTGCCTAAAGCGGGTGGTTCTATGGTTGGCCCAATTTCTACTAACTCTACTTTTGACGGGAGAGATGTAGCTGTAGATGGAGCCAAGCTAGACGGCATTGAATCAGGCGCAACTGCTGACCAAACATCCGCCCAAATAAAAACTTCTTATGAGAGTAATGCCAACACCCAAGCGTTCACCGATGCCGATCATACTAAACTAGATGGCATAGAAGCTAATGCCACAGCAGATCAAACTGGCGCACAAATTAAGTCGGCTTACCAGGCAGAAACCAATGCTTTCACAGATGCACAATTTACCAAACTGAGCGGCATTGAAGCATCGGCCACCGCCGATCAAACTCCAGCACAGCTACTGACTGCAATTAAAACAGTGGACGGTTCAGGAACAGGTTTAGACGCTGACTTGTTAGACGGACAAGAAGGAAGCTACTTCACAGGCTACACGGATACCGCTGTTTCAAATCTTGTTGATAGTTCGCCAGCGGCCCTAAATACTCTAAATGAACTTGCGGCAGCCTTAGGCGATGACGTTAACTTTTCGACCACCGTTACAAATTCTATAGCTACTAAAGCAGCCCTAGCAGGAGCAGCTTTCACCGGAGCCATCACTACAAACTCTACAGTTGACGGCGTTGACATTGCTACTCGTGATGCTGTCCTCACCAGTACAACCACAACAGCAAATGCCGCTTTACCTAAAGCTGGTGGAACCATGACAGGGCCGCTGATCGTTGACGAGACAACAGCAGTCACCATGTCTAAAGGAACGACTGCACAGCGTCCGACAGGTGTTGCCGGAATGTTCCGATATAACACCACCGAAGATAAGTTTGAAGGCTACTCCAATTCATGGGGGGAGATCGGAGGCGGTGCAGCGGATTTGAGAGTCAACAGCTTTAGTGGTGACGGGTCAACCTTGGCATATAGTTTGAGTTCGTCGCCAGACCTGTCGAATACTCTCGTTTATATTGATGGGATTTATCAGGTGAAGGCTGCTTATGCGATGTCGGGGCAGGTGCTAACTTTCACAGCGGCTCCAGATAATGGCGCGTTGATTGAAATTACTGCGGCAACCGTAGCACCTGTTCAAGAAAGTACAGACTTCTTACTCAATCAATATACGGGAGACGGGTCAACCGCTTTCACGCTAAGTGCCGCACCGACAAACGAGAATCAATGCTCAGTGTTTATTTCTGGTGTATACCAAAGTAAAGCAAACTTCTCC